TCCTTGGCACAGCAGGGAGAATCAGATGATAAGCAGTGACAATCAATGGTGGGAAAATAAATAGTAAATAATTGTTTATCTTTTGTTGAAATATGTTAATATTAACTATATTAAAAGAGTCTTTTACAGGGTGATTATTATGTGTGAAAAATTTGCTGGTATGAATATAAACGAACTTTTTGAGGTAAGAGAAAAGTTAAATATTGCAGGCGTTGAATTGTCTGATATACATGAGTTTCTCGATAGGGATAATGTTCAGCTCTTTGCTGAAATGAAAAACAATATACGGCAATTAGAACGTAAGTTAGACGAAGTCAGGAAGATATGCGGATAAGATTCTTTAATTATTTGGAATTGAATTATGGAATGTTATGTTTGCAACATAGAAAGTAATGATAGTAACCATTGCGAAATATGTAGATACGAACTTCAGCCGCTTATAGACTGGCTTAGCGAAGAGACTAGCAGTAATAGGTTTAAAAATAGCAGTATGCCTTTTCTGCATATTAATGAAAACGATGTAATGCTTATAAAAGGTTTTTTAGCCGGCGGTCAAATGCCATTCGGGATATTAGACGGAAATAGGCTATACAGATCTAATGAGCCTTGTTATACATATTTGCAGATTGGAGAAATACTATGATTAAGGAAATTTTAAAACTAGCATACAGGATTATTTTTTATGAATGAACAAACTAAAGGAGACTTGGGTTTGTCAACACCTCAGATTACTTTGTGGCAAGGTGGTTGCCTAGAGGAAATGCTAAAAATAACACAATGCCCAGATAGAAGCAGGTGGTATTCAAGTAAAATTGGCGATACTGTTCCCTTTCTTGGTGATGTTGGCAATGAATACAAAAGCATTGAGGATGACGGCTATATTAATTTTGTTCAGTTTGATGATGCTGTTATAGTTAAAATTTAAAGGACCGACAATGAATGATATGACGAAGATTGACGAAACGCTAAGTGAGCGTGGCGGCAGGTATGGTAAATATAAAGACCACGCTTATATAACGCAGAACATAAAGCGCGCTATGATGGATAGCAAGAACTGGGGAACCCTAAGTGATGACAAGCGTGAATCATTAGAAATGATAGCGCATAAAATAGGCAGGATATTGAATGGAGACCCTGATTACATTGAGAATTTTAGAGATATATCAGGTTACGCCGAATTGGTTTGCAAAACACTACAAGAAACAGAAGGAGCCACAGATGCCCAAGTTACTCAAGTACGAAGAATATCTGGCGAATGGAAGCCTATCTAGGGACGAACTGAGGAAGATAATTCTAGCTAGAAAAAATATGATCGACCGATGTTACAACGAGAAGGCTGATTCGTACCCTCACTATGGGGGTAGGGGAATTACGGTTTGCAAGCAATGGCGTGATGATAAGCACAGTTTCATAGAGTGGTCGATGGAAAATGGACATGGGTTAGACCTGTCACTTGATCGTATAAACGTGAACGGTAGCTACGAGCCTACAAACTGCCGATGGGCAGATGAGGTAGTGCAGCATAACAACCGTAGAGATAATGTGCTTATTGAGCATAATGGGGTGGTTAAAACGATTGGTGAGTGGTGCTCGCTGCTTAAGTTTACTGCGCGCGAAAAGAACACCGCATATAAACGGCGGCTGGCTCACGGCGCTACTACATACGGCGAATTATTCTGCAAGAACCTTGCTTCTTACCGCACCAAGACGAGGGTTGATAAATGCCTAGTGTGCGAACGGTCTGAATCAGTCAAATGGCGTAAGAATGGAAAGCTATGTAACACATGTTATCACCGAGCTTTGAGGTGGTCTAAAAAGACGGGTGAGGAGATAAGTTGTTTTCCCGAATGGCTTGACATCGAAGGGTATTCAAAGTTGGTAAGAGATGAAATAAATAATCGTGGCTAACAAAAGAAAATGCAAATACTGTCTTGAATACTTCCCACCTGAGAAGATTAAGAGGTTCGGTGTTGGGTATTTCTGTAGCATAGAGCACGCTCTTGAATGGGTAAAAGAGAAGCAAGCAAAAGACAAGGCGAGGAAGTTAGCAAAAGAAAAAAAGGCTGTTAAACAGAAGCACGCAAAGGAAAAGAGAGCGTTCTATGACAGTGATATTAAAACAAGGAAGGCAGCAGCAAAGGCAGCGTGTCATAAATACATTAGAGAGCGAGATAAAAACGATGGCTGTATTTGTTGTGATAGGCAGTTAGGTAATAAGTTTGATGCTGGTCACTTCTTGGAATCTGGCAATAATTCTTTTCTCAGATACCATGAAGATAATATTCACGCTCAAAGCGTTCATTGTAACCAATACAAAGGCGGCGATTCTGGCGACTATGAGCGCAATCTAAGGATGAAAATAGGTAATGATAGAGTAGATTATCTGTTAGCAAATAAAGGCGGTGTAGTGAAGCGCACAGCAGAAGATTACAAAGAAATTGAGGTGATGTACAAAGAGAAGTTGAAGAAGCTTATAAATAACGAGGGTTAAACTATGAATATGTGCAGCAAAACAAGGATAGTGATTAATGAATACTCAAGAGCTATTGAAGATATAAAGACTCACTTTACCGATTACGCTAGATCAAAAGAAGATGCTGCGGTAGCTTTAATGATTATCAATGAATTGACGGAGAAACTTAATTTAGTGATAAATACACCTAGCGCTGAGGTTGAAAGTGATTAAAGACACAGTTGAATACCTGAACGGGTTGAGAGAGTTTGCAACGCCTGGCCAAGAAAGAATAATCGACGCACTAATTGAGTGTGAGATGAACTTCACCAAAGCTTCAAAACTACTAGGAACAGATCACAGGGGTAATCAAAGGTCTTTAAAGTCACTAAAAGCAAAAGCGGCGGCTAAAGGTTATTCGCCAGCTAATGATATGACCAAGCCAGCAGCAGAGGGGTTCACAGTATCAGGAACAAGTACACTTTATGACGAAGCTGGAAACTTAAAAATACAGTGGGTAAAAACAAAGGCAGATAAAGATCAAGTATTAACTAGCGTTCTTAATTCGTTTCAAGATGCTTTTGAGGGCTACAAAGCAACGAGCGAGTTAGTAAAGTCGCCAAAAATCAGTAATAAAGAAATGCTAACAGTTTATCCAATGGGCGACCCCCATTTTGGTATGCTTGCTTGGTCTAAAGAGTGCGGAGAGTCATTCGATCTAAAGATAGCAGAAAGAGACTTGAAGGATGCTGTTCGTAATTTAGTGGATAGGTCCCCACCTTCGCACACAGCAATCATACTTAACCTAGGCGACTTCTTCCACGCTGACTCAAAGAGCAGCACAACAACCGCAGGCACAGACGTTGATACAGATGCAAGGTGGAACAAAGTCTTAAACATAGGGGCAAGGGCATTAATTGAATGTGTCTACTCAGCACTAAAGAAACATAAACAAGTCATCGTTAAAAACGTTATAGGTAACCACGACGAGCACACTAGCCAAGCGTTAGCCTTAGCCTTGAGTCTATATTTTGAGAACAACAAAAGGGTGACAGTTGATAATTCACCAAGCAAGTTCTGGTTCTACAGGCACGGCAAGGTTTTGATAGGCTCAACACATGGAGATAGCTGCAAGCCCGAGAAGTTAGCCGGAGTTATGGCGACTGATAAGCCTTTAGATTGGGGAGAAACTAAACACAGATATTGGTATACTGGTCACATTCATTCTAAAAATTCGATGGAGCTAGCAGGGTGTATGTGGGAATCATTCAGAACACTAGCGGGGAAAGACGCATGGCACACGGCGCAAGGGTACAGATCAGGCCGTGATATGTCGTCAATTCATATACATGAGCGACACGGCGAAATAGAAAGACACACGCTCAGTTTGTCATCACTTAGAGAGCAGCAAAATGAAAGTTAAAAGCAGTAAACACTTTACAGAGAACGAGCTTAAATGCGAATGTGGCTGTGGTCGGGCTGAAATGGACGCTGATTTCATGGTTAAGTTAGAACAAATTAGGGAGTATTGGGGTAAGCCAATGTTATTAAGCTCGGCTTACAGGTGCCCAGATCACAATAAGAATGTATCAAGCACTGGTGAGAACGGGCCTCACACAACAGGAAAGGCAGTGGATATACTTTGCTATGGGAATGATGCTCTAGAGCTTATAGATTTAGTAACCGATGTAGGTATAAACGGGCTAGGGCTAAGCCAGAAGGGTTCGTTCAGTAGTAGATTTATTCATATTGATGATATTGAAACTGGCAATAGGCCTTGGGCTTGGACATATTAAAAAACCCCTAAAAATACAAGTCAATAAGAAAATGTAATTTATTTTAATATTTTCCCGCTCGGTAACGTTTTCATTTTTTAGAGACCTTTTCCAAGAAATATTCCCGTTCGGTAAATATACACAGCAAACTGGCCAAACACAACGATAATATTCCCGATAGGGAATATTTAAAATAATTTTTCATGCTATAATAAGGACATGATAAGTGAAGATGCGTTATACAATTTAATTGAGCAGTCAATCGAAGATTTGGCAAGTGAGAGCATAAGCAAGGGCGCTGAGTCGTTAGAGGAGCTAGCTGTGATATTTGCTAAAGCCGGGATGTATCGATCGACATTTAACGACATAAGAAAACACATAGTAGATCAAGCAAAGCAGAGAACGGATGCTTTATTTATTGAAGAGAAGTTAAAACTTGCAGAACGTAAACTAACATTAAAGAGATCAACGAATGTCAAACACTAACAGCAAAACCCCGACAGTATTAGAACTAAAGAAACGAGTCGATAACTTAGAAGCGTTAATCAGCAAACTAGCAGTAATGACAGGGCAGGGTAATATGTTGCTAGAATTCGGAGTGAAACGTTGGGAACCGGGCAAAAAAGATATGAGCAAGTATAGAAGTTAGACATCTATAGTAGAGGTATTTAAAATGGCGGCTCCAAAAGGAAACCAATTCTGGAAAGCTAGAAGCAAGCATGGAAGGGATAAGATATTCAAAACCCCAGAAAGCTTGAGAAAAGCGGCAGAGGAATATTTCGAATGGGTAGACAATAACCCCCTATGGGAAGACAAAGTTACTCAATATCAAGGTGAGCCGGTTAGCCTGCCAATAGCTAAAATGCGAGCAATGACTATAACTGGTTTTTGTAGATTCGTTCATATAGACCATGATACGTGGTTATTATATAGCAAAAGAGAAGATTTTATCGGTGTCACACGCGAGATAGACGGAATCATAAGAGATCAGAAGTTCGCAGGGGCAGCGGCAGAACTATTAAATGCTAATATAATAGCTCGTGATTTAGGGATGGTCGATAAGAGCCAAACAGAGGTAAGTATCAAGCCAGTTGTTAAAGTAGTTAACCTATCGGGCCAAGATGACAGCGGCGACGATTGAGTTCATAACTAAGCCTCAAGGTAAGGTGTTAGGCGAATTTGCACGCTCATGGGACCGTGTTGAGTTAATCATGGGGCCTTTGGGCAGTGGTAAGACAGTTCAAGCCTGTCAGAAGCTATTTAATGCTATGTGCAATCAAGAGCCGAACGATCAGAACGTTAGGCCATCGAGATTCTACGCAGTAAGAAACACATTCCCCGATTTAACAACTACAACGATCAAAGATTGGTTGGAGCTGTATCGTGATTTAGGCAGGTACACAGGCGGCGGCTTAGAGCCGCCAACGCACAGATTAGATTTTGATCTAGAAGATGGAACTAATGTCAAATCAGAGCTTATATTCTTAGCCTTAGACCGTGCTGACGCTGTGAAAAAGCTTAGGGGCGCTCAAGCTACAGGTTTTTGGTTAAATGAGGTTAAAGAGCTGAATAAGGCCGTTGTTGACATGGCAGACTTAAGACATGGGCGTTATCCATCTAAAGCAGCAGGCGGTATCAGCCCAACTTGGCACGGCATGATTGGTGACACTAACGCACCAGATGAGGACCACTGGTATTATGATCTAGCCGAAAATGTTCACCCCGAAGGCTGGAACTTTCACAGGCAACCGGGAGGAGTTATACAGCAGGGCGACAAGTTTATCATCAATGAAAGCGCTGAGAACCTTATTAACCTGCCAGATGGCTATTACATCAAAGGGATGCAAGGCAAATCACCTGACTGGATAAAAGTCAATCTAGCGAATGAATATGGCTTTGTTGCTGATGGTAAGCCTGTTTATCCTGAATATGTTGATTCTGTTCACTGTATGAGCGAAGAATACAAGCCTCAGTCACATTTACCAATAATTTTGGGCGTTGACTTCGGTAGAACGCCTGCCTGTAGCTTTATTCAATATGATAAAGCAATGGGAAGGTATATAGGATTCGACGAGTTTGTGACGGAAGATATGAGCGCGGCTGTATTCGCACCTGAGTTAAAACGCTATATAGATCAAACTTACCCCGGCTTTACCTTTCAAACAGGTGGAGGGGACCCAGCAGGTGAGCAGAAAGGCCAAGCCACTGAAATGACACCGTTCAAAGTATTGTGGAAGAATGGCATAAACGTTCAGCCAACTCACACAAATAGCCCACTAGTAAGAAGATCATCAATCATTAACCCTATGAAACGCCTGTGTATGGATGGCAAGCCAGCATTTATGATAAGCCCAAAGTGTAAAACGTGGCGCAAAGGTCTAGCTGGTGGATTCTGCTATAAAAGAAAGCAAGTTGCAGGTGATGAACGCTATCACGATGAACCGGATAAGAATAAGTACTCGCATATCTGCGAATCTGGTGAGTATGGCTTATTAGCTTGCGGAGAAGGTAGAGCAGCTCTAAAACGTGAGTCTACAGAGTTTGCAAAGCCAATTGTGGCAAGAACTGACTTTGATCTATTCGAATGAAACCTAGTGAAGAAGTGTCAGAAAATTGGCATATTGTATTTATAAACGCAGAAAACGACAATATTTTGACGAAGTATCTTCAAAAAGGCTTCCAACACGTGTATGCTATGAGGGAAACAGAAGGTGGATATTTATGGCAAGTCATAGACCCAACACAGTCACACATTCATTTATCGCTGGTGTCAACAAATGATTTCCCCCATCCAAGGCTATATGCTGGGGCTGACGCTGTGATTATCCCTGTAACTGTTCATATATCGCGTAAGTCTAAAATGGCTCGTTTATGCGTGTTTAATTGTGTAGAAGTAATCAAAGGCGTGCTGGGAATTAAAGATTTCTTTATTCATACGCCGTATCAGTTGTATAAATATCTAATCAATAGGAGTTAATATGGGTGGCGTACTAGGCGGTAAACCAAAAAAACCAGATGATAGCGCGTTAAAGGCACAGCAGAAGAAAGAAGAGTTGAGACTTGCTGAGGCAGACGATGAGGTTGCTAGACGTAAAGCACTTGCAACAAGCAAGGCAGGTGGTCGATCATTATTAGTGTCAACGTCAGAACGTGGCACTAGCGGAATGTCAGATAAGCTAGGCGGTGACTAATGGAAACACCGAAGGGGCTAGGCTCAGTTACAGACTTAATCAAGCGCTTTGATGAAGCTGCTCGTATTCGTGAGCTGTGGCGAGCATTACATCAAGAAGCGTTCGATTACGCAGCGCCTAACCGTGAGACGTTTAACGACCACTCGCAGGGGCAATCAAAGAACCGTCAAGTTTATGACTCTACCGCTGTCCTAGGACTGCAACAGTTTGCTAATAGAATACAAGGCGCATTTATGCCACCTTGGCAAGAGTATTTGGAGTTCGTGGCTGGTTCGGATATACCAGAAGCAGACGAGGACAAAGTGAATGAGGACCTTGAAGAGATTACCTCTCAAGTATTTGCCGAGCTTAACCACTCAAACTTCTATACAGAAATAGCACCGACACTGATTGATCTAGGTATTGGCACAGGCGCTATTGCAGTAGAAGAGGGCGATTTTGAGAAAGGCGAGGCGATAAGGTTCAGCAATATACCTTTGGCAGAGTTATACCCAGAAAAGCCGCCTTCTGGCCCAATTGAGAGCACATGGCGCAAGCAGAAGGTTAAGCCTTCGCATATTAAACGACTATGGCCAAGTGCGGAATTACCTGAAGCGTTAGCAAAACTAGCGGATGAAGAATCATCGAAAGAAGTAGAAATACTTAACGGCGTACTTTTTAACCCTAAAGATAGCAAATATCATCAAGTCATCATCTATAAGCCGCTTAAAGCCTTAATATTCACCCAATCATTCAATAGCAAGCGTGTTATTCCTGTGCGATGGCATGTAACACCGGGCGAGGTCTATGGACGTGGGCCCGTTGTACAGATGATCGCAGATATTAGAACAGCTAATAAGGTGCGCGAATTCACGTTAAAGAACGCAGCAATTCAAATGACTGGGGTTTATACGGGCGTTGATGATGGGATTTTTAACCCTCACACCGCACGAATAGCACCGGGCGCGATACTTCCAGTGGCTAGTAATGCAAGCGGTAATCCTTCGCTATCAGCACTACCAAGAGCAGGCGACATTGGTTTAGGTGGCGCGTTACTCGAAGATTTACAAAACGGCATTAGAAAAGCTTTATTTGCAGACCCGATGGGTGATTTATCCGACCCTGTGCGGACAGCAACAGAGATTACGCTAAGAAATCAAGACATGCTTAGAACTCAAGGCGCGAGTTTCGGTAGATTAAAAACAGAGCTTATCGAGCCATTGATGACGGCTGTTATCGACATAATGCAATCATTGGGCAAGGTGCCTGATTTGCGAGTTGATGGTAGAGAGGTGACAATTCGAATGACTAGCCCACTAGCAAAGGCAGAAGGTCAGGAAGATTTTCAAAACAGTCAATTGTGGTTTGGCTCAGTGGCGCAGTCATTACCGCCTGAAGTGGTAGCCGCTTCGGTCAAGATCGAAGATCTACCGCGTTATTGGCAAAAAACATTGGGTGTTCCTGCTTCATTAGTAAGATCAGAAGATGAAGTGAAACAAATTACAGAATCAGTACAACAAGCGGCTGAGCAATCAATAGAGCAAGGAGGTCAAGTTGCAGGATAGGAATTTCTTTGATGAACTTGGGATTGATGTTGACCAAGAAGAAGTACGCAAGCAAAAGGCAGAGCTTCAAGCTAAAGCTGAGAAGATCGACTACTTGATTCATGCTGTTTTCGAGCAGAACGAGAAAGGCAAAGAGCTTCTAGCGATGTGGAAAGAGGCTTTGATCTTAAATAGCACAGCAGAGCCAAACATGGGATATGTCGAAATTGGTATTAATGAAGGTCAGAAACGTTTTATCCGTCAAATATTATTAACAATCAAGCGCGTGGAGTCAGGCAATGAGTGAAGAAAACGAACAAGTAGAAACAGTAACAGCCGAGCAAACAGCAACCGAGCAGGTAACGCCTGAGCAAACAGACCAGAAAACTAACGAACAGTTAGTTGCTGAAGCTGTTAATGGTGAACAAGAAACCCCGACATGGAGCTATAACGAGGGCATAGCTGGCGAAGGTGAGCCGCCTGAATGGTTCAAAGCTGATAAGTATAAAACAGTGTCAGAACAGGCTAAGGCTTACACAGAGCTAGAAAGTAAGTTCGGCTCGTTTACAGGTGCCCCTGAAGATTACGCACTTGAGTTGAGCGAATCGCTACAAGAGCAAGGCGTACAGATTGATGATGATGACCCAATCTTGGCAGAAGCTAAAGAATTTGCTAAAAACTCAAACATGAGTCAGAAAGGCTTTAATGAAATGGTCGAGTTGTACTCAATTACAAAGATTGCAGAGGCTCAAGCATTAGAACAAAGCAAGCAAGATGAAATAAAAGCTCTTGGTAATAACGCACAAACACGACTAAATAACCTTAGCGCGTGGGCTAGTGCTAATCTAAGCGAGGATTTGGTCGAAGGCTTCCAGCAGATGACAGCGACCGCAGCTAGTGTTAAAGCATTAGAGCACATGATCGGGTTAACTCGTTCAGCACCGTTATCATCCGCTGATCTGCAAAGTGCTGGCGGTGTAACTGAAGAAGAAGTTAAGGCAATGCTATTTGCTAAGGATGAATTTGGTAATAGAAAGATCAACAGCGACCCGTCATTCAAAGCTGAGTACGAAAAGAAACGTGATGCCTTGTGGGGTTCAGGTGAGCATCGTGTTGTGGTGGGTGGCTAAGCGTCATGATGAATAACGTCAAAAAGTTGACACTAGAGCAAAATAGTATTAATATCTAACTAACTTCTATCCGATACCCTCTTATGGCCGGAATTGTGGAAGGCAGACTAAAAGATTAGTTAAGCCACCCGATTTCGGTCACTGGTAAAACTAAACAAAAGTTTTATTAAAATATAAGAGGTTATTAAAATGAGTAAATTTCTATCTAATGCCGCTGTTATTGAGTTCGACCAAGAGGTTAAACATCAATATCAAGGGCAAGGCAATCTACGGGAGACAGTCACTAACCGAACAGGGGTAGTGGGAGAGTCTTATAAATTCACACGCATGGGCAAAGGTGTTGCTAATCAAAAGGCATCACAAGCAGACGTTACGCCTATGGATATCGGGCATGATCGCCAAACAGCTGCTTTAGCCAACTGGAACGCGCCTGAATACACTGATATTTTCGATCAAGCAGAAGTTAACTTCGATGAAAAGCAAGAATTAGCAATGACTATCGCTAATGCTATTCGTCGTCGTGAAGATCAAATTATCATTGATGCAATGGCGGCAGTAACATTCGCGGCTACTAACGATGAGAACCCTGATACTGGTCGAGTCTTTGATATTTCAGCTACACGTAACTTTGATTTATCCGCTATTCGTAGCGCCGCTGGTCACTTGGATGATATTGAGGCTGAATCTTCAGATCGTTACATTGTATTACGTGCCCAAGCTCTTCAGAAGTTACTAGAAGATACCACTGTTACTAGCTCAGACTATGGCGTTGTTAAAGCCTTAGTTAATGGTGACTTAGATTCTTACATGGGCTTCAAGTTTAAGAAGATCGGCACACGTACTGAGGGCGGCTTACCGGGCGCAGCATCCGACCGTGTAGCATTTGCCTATCAAAAGTCTGCTATTGGTCTTGCTATTGGTCTTGACATGAAAACGACTATTGATTGGGTAGCACAGAAAACGTCTTGGTTGGCGAATGGTATCTTTAAGGCTGGCGCGGTTGCTCGTGAGCCACAGGGCATCGTTAAAATTCAATATGACGAGGGGGTATAATCATGGCTTTTGCATTATCTGGATTCTCACCTGACGGCCGCGCTAATGGCGTGCGTATTCATACGTATAGCTCAGCAGACGCAATCGCAACGGTGAACACGGCAGGTTACTTCAACGATCTTTCAGATGTACTGAATGTTCGTGACGTGATCTTAGTTGTAGACACAGCCACACCCACAACGTCTTTTGTAAGCGTTTTGAGTAATGCTTCAGGTGTTGTTGATGTGTCAGATGGTTTAGCAGTAACTGAAACTGATACTGACTAAATAAGGGAGGGTATGCGCCTCTAATTGGGGCGCATATCATTAACATCAGGTTAAC